TAATGACGGAGGGGGAACCATTACGGTAGGATCTGAAACAATTAGATATACCGGAAAATCTGCAGCAAGCGGAGCGGCGAACCTTACTGGAGGTGTTCGTGGATCTAATGGAACAACAGCAGCTGCTCATTTAATTTCTGCTGCGGTCACTCAGCATGGTACAGGAATGGATAATATATTAGAATGTAATTATAGAATTACTTCTACTGATATTGATTCTCCAATGACTGAAGTGAGTCGATCCCAGTATCAAGGTTATTCTAATAAATTTGCAAAAGGAACTCCTACTTCTTTTTTTATTCAAAGATTTATTGATCGAACAACTTTAACAGTTTATTTAACTCCAAGTGCAGCGGTGGATGGAAATAAATTAAATATTTATTATGGACGAAGGATTCAGGACGGTGGTGCTTATACTAATGCAGTAAATGTGCCTTATCGTTTTGCTCCTTGTATGACTGCAGGATTAGCATTTTATTTATCACAAAAAAATGTGCCACAAAGATCACAAGAATTAAAACTTTATTATGAGGATGAGTTGGCCAGAGCCGTAAAAGAAGATGGTGATATTACCAGCACTTATATTGCTCCTAAGGTTTATTATCCTAACGCTTAATTATGACTACATTTGCTTCCGGTAAACATGCACTCGCTATATCCGACAGATCTGGATTAGCTTTTCCTTATTTAGAAATGGTGAGGGAATGGAATGGTGCATGGGTTCATTTCTCAGAATTTGAGCCTAAACAACCTCAACTACAACCTAAACCTACAAGCGCAGATCCTCAAGCTTTACAAAGAGCAAGACCATCACGAGTAGCCTTACCAACACCTGCTGCTTTAAATAATAATCCTTTTACAACTGAAGTAGGCACTACAGTTATTGTAACAGAAAATAGACATCAACGATCTACTGGAGATGCAGTTAGATTTTATCAAGTTAAAAATCCTGTGGGAGGTGTAGCGATTTCTACATTTGAACTCAGTACTACTTTAGCTACGACTATTACAGCTACAGATACTTCTATTGTATTAACCGATGGTTCGGAATTTCCTACCTCAGGATATATTATCATTGAAGCAACTGCCACAACAGATACGTCTTCTTTAGAGTATGGAAAAATTACTAGTGAAACTATTCAATATACCGGCCGAAGCACAAATACTTTAACAGGCTGTACTCGAGGAACGGCTGCTCCTTCTTATGGGGAAACACCAGTTTCTACGACAGCGGCAGCTCATACAGCAGGGGCTAAAATTTATGGCTCATATGAAATAACTAAGATTGACTCTACTATTCCTTATGCCGGCCAACCAACAACATTACCCGTAAGCAATAGTTTTAGTTTTACTTTAGCCAACGCTGCGACTAGTATAGAAACAGGAGGAGGTTTTTTCGTTTTCGGTGGACCCGTAAACGATAGATCATAATTATTATGGCAGGCTATACACTCTCAGCATTAGAAACTGACATTAGAAATTATACTGAAGTAGACAGTAATGTTTTGACTGGTGCTATTCTAGGCAGATTTATAGAAAATGCAGAATATAGAATTTTTTATGATGTCCCTGGGGACAGTAATAGATTTGTTAGTGAAGGAAATTTAGCTATTGATGATAATACAATCAATGTCCCTGGTTTAGGAACTAAAGGGTTAACAGGTACAGTATTTGTGCGTGGGGTAGAAGTTTTTACTAGTACCTCCGTTACTACAGGTGCTGGAGAATGGTTAATTAAAAAAGATCAAACTTATTTAAGTGAGTATGTTAATAGATCCACAGGATCTTCAGGAGGTCAAACTGCTCAGGATGTCACAGGTTTTCCTAAGTATTATGCGATGTTTGGGGGCGCTACGGGAACTTCGTCCACTACTTCAGGAGGCCTTTATTTAGCTCCTACACCAGATGCTAATTATATGCATCGAGTATATTATGATATGGTACCTCAAAGTTTAGTGACTAAAACATCTGGAACTTATTTAAGTCAGTACTTTCCACAAGGCTTATTATATGCTACGTTAGTAGAGGCTTTTGGATATTTAAAAGGCCCTATGGATATGTTGACATTATACGAGAATAAATATAAACAAGAAGTACAAAAGTTTGGAGGAGTCCAAATTGGAAGACGAAGACGAGATGATTATACTGACGGCACCGTTAGAATACCCGTCAACTCTCCGTCACCTTAAACATTAGGAGAAAATTATGGGAATAGCATCAGTAATACAAAATTCAGCAAAGGCCGACCTACTAAGGGCTGGAACAAACTTTAATACATCTGGTGGAACACCTGCTGGACACGCATTTAAAATAGCTCTTTACACAAATTCAACTACACTTGACACAACGACAACTGCTTATGGAGGTCCGAGTGATGAAGTTTCGGGATCTGGTTATAGTTCTGGAGGAAATGCTCTTACAAATACTGGAGTCGGTACAACAACAGTAACTTCGTTCACAGATTTTTCAGACACATCTTGGACATCAGCTTCTTTCACAGCTCGTGGATGTTTAATTTATAATACAGCTTCTATAACTGGTCTTACGGCTAATAGAGCAGTATGTTCTATTACTTTTGGGGGAGACAAAACTGTTTCTTCTGGAACTTTCACAATTCAATTTCCAACTAACGATTCCAGCTCGGCTATCCTAAGAATCACGTCGTAAGGGGAATTTCCTTATGGCTAATCTTACAGTCACAGTAGCCGTTACAACTGGAACGCAGTACGTCACTGGTTCTACTTCTAGTATTTTTACATTTGATGGTTCTCAACCAGCAAGTTTTACTTTTCCCTGGGTTGCTTCAGCAACTCTACGGTTAGATCAATCAGGCTCAAGTAATGATGGTCATCCATTAATTTTTTCTACTTCCAATAGTGCTGTTTTAGCTACAATGAAAGCCGGAATTATTTCTTCCGGAGTTACTTATTATTTAGATGGTGCCAGTAATCAATCTGATTACACCAACACAACAACTTTTAACGCAGCCACAACGCGTTACATAGAAATAGCTCCTGCTTCTCAAACAGATTTTTATTTTGCATGCTGGGTCCATGGTATTGGAATGGGCGGCATTATGGACATAACCCAAGATACTTGGGGTGCTTTATCATGGAGTCAAGGAAATTGGGGTGAACAAAACGACAATCTTGTTACCCCTGCCGGTTATTCAATTACAGGATCCTTAGGAGACGTTTTATCTTTTCCTGAACAAGGATGGGGTAGTGATACATGGGGAACTGAAAACTGGGGTGAGTCAGGACTGACTGTTACTCTTACAGGTTTTCCAATTACCGCTTCTTTAGGAACTTTAGCTTATGCTGGAGCTCTTGATGGTTGGGGTCGAGGAACATGGGGTGAAGATGATTGGGGTGATGATACTCTAACCATTCCTCTCACTGGTCTCTTGATGACTGGATCTGTTGGCGAAGCAGTAGGTGCTTCAGAACAAGGATGGGGTAGAGCTGCCTGGGGTGAGGAACCTTGGGGCGATAGTGATAGTCCAACAGTATCTATTTCTGGCTTTTCAATCACAGCAGCTTTAGGAACTTTACCTTATGCTCAATCAGAATCTGGTTGGGGCAGAGATGAATGGGGTGTTGGTAACTGGGGAGAAAATACTACTACTGTTATACTTGAGGGTATAGAAGTGACTGCTCTTCAAGGTCCAAGTGGATGGGGATTATCTCCTTGGGAAGAAATGGTTTCCTGGGGTGGAGATTTAAGGTGTGAAACAACTCAATTATCTATTGCGGCTCTTACAGGTGTAGAAGCAACGTTAAGTCTAGGTACTCCTACTTTGGCTTTCGATATGAATTTCGATATCACTGGTCCCGCAGCTATGGGAGCAGGATTAGGAGTTCCAAATATTAACGATGGAGCAGATCATTCTCAAGGAGTGGGAAGTTTATTATCTACAATGAGTCTGGGTACTCCGAACGTTGAGATAAGTGCGCTACCAGCGGGCATTCTTGCAACAATGAGCATAGGTACAGTAGTTGCTGATAATATAGAATTAATTGATCTTACAGGAATAGAAGCTACAGGATATGTAGGTTCAGTTACTGTTGCCGACATGGCAGTAGGATTAAGTGGTTTGCAAGCTACTGGGTCAGTAGGAAGTGTAACAGTAACAGATATACAAATTGGACTTTCAGGAATTGAAATGACTGGTGCATTAGGGTCCGCGGGTATGTCCCCACTACATTATAAAGATGTTGACATAACTGGAAATACTTCTTATACATATGTAAAACACGCAGGTGAACTTTAGGAGAAAATAAATTATGGCATCAAATTACACAGGTTTAGGCGTCCAACTTATGACGACTGGCGAAAAAGCCGGTCTATGGGGTGGATTAACAAATACTAACTGGGACATCATGGAACAAATATCCGGTGGATATATTGTTCAAACTTTAAATGCAAGCGGTTCTGGTGCCAATACAACTACATTAGCTGTATCTGATGGAGCAACAGGCGCGGCTCTCGCGCATAGAGTTGTTATTTTAGGAGCAGAAACTCCAGAAGCAATTACAGGAAATAAAATTGTAACTATTCCTTTAGATGTTCAAACTTTTTACATAATTAAAAATAGTACAAGTGGTGTATTCACTGTTGAATTTAAATATGTTACTGGATCAGGTGCTAGTATTACATGGGCAACTGGTGA